CTTTCGCCCACGGCGACGCCGGTGGAGAGCGCATTGCGGTACAGCGCCTCGTAGACTTCGCTGGCGCGTTCGATAGAGCCGGTGGCGTTCTGCAGGCGCGACAGCCCCTGGGTGAGGCTGTCGCCGGCCTGGAGGAAGGCGCGGGCCGCGGCGGCGAGGCCCGCGATCTGCAGGCCGCGCACGGCGACGTCGAGCAGGTCGAGGGAGCGGGAGGCGCGCTCGGCGCCGCCCTTGATCTGCTCCAGGGAACGCTGGCCGGTCTCGCCGACCTCGCGCAGCCCGGCCTTGACCCGGGCGGCGTCGTCCAGCGAGAGGCGCACCGAGACGCGGCGGGTGGCGTCGGCCATGTCAGCTTGTCTCCCCCTCGCGGTGGGTGGTGGCGCCCTCGGCCATGCCGATGCGCAGGGCGAGCAGCAGCTCGGCGGCAGCCCAGCCGGTGGCGCCGAGATCGCGGGAAGCGGCCAATGCGCCGGCGGTGTCGAGAGTGAGGCCGGTTATCGAAGTCTGGGCGCAGGCGGTGCCGGCGGACCAGCAGGCGTGGCCCTCAATGGTGGTGGGAGCGTGGGCGGCGTAGGGGCACTCGGCGCCGCAGTCGCGCGCGAGGGCCGTGCAGCCGCGGCAGTATTCGGGCCCGCGGCCGAAGTGCCAGGCAGCGCGAGCCCTTAGCCGTTTCCCTCCAGCGCCACGGCGGCGACGGGCGACGTGGCGCGGTCCCAGAAAGCGGCGGCGATCTCGTCCATGTCCATCAGCCGCTCGACGGCTTCGGGCGAGAGCGGGAGCGGCTTGCCGGCGGCGTCGCCGACGCCGTCCCAGGCCAGCACCGCGTGCCGAGCGAGCGCCTTGACCAGGAAGGCGAAGGAGAGGCCGCGGGCCATGTCGGGGTCGAGGTCGGGATCCGCTATGCGGATCGCGGCGAGACGGCGCGCGGCGGCGGCCTGCGCCGCGGCCATGACGGCGGTAGTGACAGGGCGGATTTCCACGCGGACGGCGCGCGGCAGGTCGAGCCAGTACGGCTCGACGGGGAGGTCGAGGGTGAGCATCATGCATACTCCGTTGCAGCCTGCTGATTGCGCAGCACCGCCGTCATCATCCGCGTCGCTGTCGCGTTGAAGGCGGCGCGGAAATCGAAGCTGGCCTCGACGCCGGCCGGCCCTTCGATTGGGGTCTTCGCCAGCGCCAGATACACCTCATGCAGCGTGATGGTCAGGCTACGATTCGCGTCGATGGTGAAGGCCATGGCGAACTCCGCCGGGGTGCCGGCCTGCGCCTGCGCCAGAAGCGTGGTGTTCTCAAAGCGCACCGTGATCTGGCCGGTGCAGCGGGCAATGCCGGGATCCACGCCCTCCACGCGGCGATCGGCGCGGATGGTGCGCACTGCTTCCATGCCGTTGGCATAGGTGAGCCGCGCCCCGGTCACCTGCGCCAGCGCGACGCTGCTCCGGGTGATACTGCCCTGCGCCTTGTTGAAGGCGGTGTAGGCGGCGCTGGTCGGCGTGCCGCCGGAGGTGGCGCCGATGCGCACGGATCCCTGGCCCATCAGCCCGAAGGTGGCCGTCGCCGCCCCCGAGGGCGAAAAGTCCATCTCCAGCGTATCGGCCCGCACGCCGGTGCAGACGTCGAAGGACGGCACGTCCGGGTAGCCGATCTCCATCGCGTTGCTCGGCAGCGCAGCCGCGCCCGAGGCGAAGGTGTGGATGAAGTTGGTCGTGCCCGTGGTGGTGGGCGCGCCGAGCAGCAGCCGCAGCCAGTGCCCGATGTTGATCAGGTCGACCGGCACCACGGCCTGGCCGGCGACCGTCACCGTGTCGAGGAAGGGCGCCGCCGGATCGCGGTTGCTCCCGACACCGATGACGTCGGCATCGAGCAGCGGCTGCTCCGCACCCAGGTCGCAGGACAGGAACGGCATGCGCCGCCAGTTGCTACCAGGCGCTGTGCCGTAGGTGGTCTCGGGCAGCATGAGCAGGCGGCAATTCGCGCCGATGGCACGGGGCATGGGCGTTCTCCTGGAGGGGGATCAGGCCAGCGGCGAGCCGGCGACGGTGAACCAGAGGGTGACGGGGATGGCGGCGGCGCGAGACGCGGCAGCGCCCTCCGTCTCGACGTCGTCGAAGGACGGGGCGCCGGGCTGCGCCCACTCGACCGCACCGCCGAGGGTGCGGTCCGCGGTGATGGCGGCGCCGATCTCCACCAGCAGCGCGTCGAGCAGCGCCGTGCTGGTGGCCACGACCTCCACCACGGCGCGATGTTCGATCTGCCAGGCGAGCGGGGAAAGGATCGCCGTTTCCTCCCCCGTCTCGCCATCGCGCAGCACCACCAGCCCGCCAGGCGGCAGGCGCTGCGGCACGGTCTCATTGCGGAGCAGTTTGGCCGCGGGGTTTCGCAGGGCCAGGGCGGCGCTCAGGCGGGCGGACAGGGCGGTCAGGGCCAACTCGCGGACACTCACTGTCCACGCCCCGTCTCGGCGCCCCACGCCGCCACAAAGCGCCGCGGCAGGCGGCGCAGGGCGCGCAGCGAGGCACCGCGAACGTCGAGCCGCTTGCGCAGCAGCACCTGCGGCAGAAGGAGAAACATCGGCACCATTCCCTGTTCGAGCAGGCCGCGCGCCCAGGCCTCACGCCCCTTGCGGTTGGCGGTGCCGACCTCGGCCACGCCACCGGCGATGAGACGGGTGCGCCGCTGCCGCCCGGTGCCCTGTCCCTGCCGCAGCGGCAGGCACCAGACGAAGCCCCGGCCCGATTTGAACGGCCGGAGGAAAGCCTGGCCCGAGGCGACCATCTGCGCCGGCGTGACCCGCAGCCCCTTGTCGCCGCGCCCGCGCCAGCCGCGGGCGGCATTGAAGCCGGTCGCGATGGCCAGAAACTTGCCGCCGCCCTTGGGGCGGATCAGCGCGCCACGATCGAAGGCGTCGATCACCAGCGGGGTCTTGCTCCACACGAGGCCGGCCGCGCGCAGCGAGACGCCGCTGCGGGGAAAAACCTGCGAGCGCCAGGCATTGGCGATGCCGCGCGCCTTGCCGCCGAGCGAGCCGGTGACCTGCTGGCGCAGTTCGCGCTTGAGCGCGTCGGTTTCCTCGCGCACGGCGCGGGAGGCGGCGCGCTCACCGGCGCGGACCTCCTCGGCCAGTGCCTTGCGCAGGTCGCCGACGATGGCGGTGAGGCGCATGGGCTTATCGCCGGCAGAGCACGCGCCAGGCGACACCAGCCGCATCCCGCTCGGCGCTGTCTACCGTCAGCACATCCGCGCCGAGGGTGAAGCTGTCGCCGGGCTTGATGGCGGGCAGCGCGGCCAGGGGCACGGTGAGGATGTCGGTGGCCTGGAGGATGCCGGTGCTGAAGGCGTCCGTGACGCGGTCCGGGCTGGAGCGCAGCACGCGGAGCGGGATCGCCGCGCCGGTGCCACCGGCGCGATAGGTGGCGTTGGTGCCGAGGTTTGGATCCGCGGCCAGCACGGCCAGCGCCGCGTCGAACGCCGTCATCCCAGCCCGAACCAGGAGGCCAGCTTGGCGCCCATGGCCGCGCCGATGATGCCGCCTGCCGCCGCAGCCCCGGTGGCCGGCACCGCCATCGGCATGCTGGAGCCGCTGCCCACCGCAGTCAGCGACAGCCGGGCCGTCAGCGCCGCCATGGCCTTGACCAGTTCTGTCACCGTGCGCGTGAGCTCGCGCATGTCGGCGTCGCCCTCACCGAGCCGGCGCTCGATCTCGGTGAGGCGCGCGATGATGGCGCCGAGCTCGCGGTCATGGTCGGTCATGGCACAATCTCCCGCTGGCGCTGCAGGCGCTGGAGGATGGCCCAGGCCGCCGCACCCGCGACGGCCAGCGCCACGCCCCAGGGACCGAGGGCACGGGCCACGGAGGCCAGGCCATCCGCGTGGGGGGCGATCAGTTCCACCGCCTCCAGGACGGTCGCGGCGGTGAGGCCGGCTGCCGCGGCACCGGCGGCAGCACGCACGGTGCCGGTGCGGGCAATGCCCGGCTCCACAAGCCCGGCCAGGCGCAGCCCCTCGGCGATCACCTCCGGTGCATAGGGCTGGCCGCCCAGCTCATGGCGGATGATGGCCTCGACCATACCCCGCAGCGTGGCGGCGTCGTGCAGGTCGATGGGATCATCGAGCCCCACCGCCAGGCGCTTGGCCACCGCGTCCTGATAGGCGCGGGTGTTGTTCTCGGTGCTGGGCGCCCAGCGTGCGACGATACCGCGCACGGTGCGCAGGCCGTGCCGATCCTGGTAGCTCTGCAGCAGCAGGGCCAGGGCACGAATGCCGTGCTGGTGCGAGTGGAACCGGCAGAAGCGCCCATCCGAGGGTGGGTTGGCCAGCCCGAGCCATTTGTTGGCCGGGACGTGCTCAATGTTGCCCGGGTTGCGGTTGCGATAGCCTCGCGCGGCCTTGGGATCGGCGGTCATGCGCCGGACGCCGGAGCGCGCAGCAGCACGGCGCGGACGGTGGTGTCGGCGGCAAGCGCCGCCACCGCGGCGATGCCCACCTGGAAATTGCCGGTGGCGGTGGTGGTGAGGCGGCGGTTGGTGTCGTCCCAGAAGAGGCGCGCGCCGGCGGTGATAGCCAGCGCCGGCTGCTTGGTGATGTCGAACACGCCCTTGGTCTGGCATTCGATGACGGCGTTCTGCACGCCATCGACGGCGGCCACGCCGAAGAGCGCGCCGACCAGGACGCCCTGGCCGGAGGTGACGCCGCCGGCATAGGGGACGGCGAGAGCCAGGCTGTCGCCGGGCTGCACATAGCTGCGCATGAGGATGAGGTCTCCAGAAACGCAGAAGGCGCCCGAAAGGGCGCCCTCTGCATGGGTTCACGATGGAAGGGAGGAGCCGGGATCAGGTCCCCGGGTTGAACCAGGCGCCGCGCCAGTCGATGGCGCCGACGCCGAAGTCGAAGATCACCGAGACTTCGACACCATCCACGCCCTGGACATTGCCGGTGGTGACCTGCGGCCCCTCGGCGCCATTGAGGTAGCCGTAGACGTAGACCGGCGCCGCCAGTGGGTCGGAGAACAGGTACCAGCGGTTGGCGGGGATGAGCGGCTCCACCAGCGGCTGCACGAAGCCCGCATAGACGTTGGCGTTGCTCGTCTGCGTCGCCTGGACGGAAACGGTGAGCTGCCGCGCCGCCAGTTCCTGGCTCGGCCCGACCAGCAGGCGCATCTGCGCACCCACCGCGATCGGCAGGCCGTCGAGGGTCTTCTGTCGCATGACCGCGGCGCGGCCGAGGGCCAGGTTCGGCAGGTCGAGCGCGGTGCCCGCACCCGCCTTGTTGGCCCGCACTGCCGCCGTGCCGAAAACTGCGGCCGCACCGGTGATGAGCGTGGGCCCGTCGCCATTGGCCGCATTCAGCAACTGGTAGGCGGTCGCGTTCTCGAAGTCGGCGACGCGGCGCCCGATCATGCTGGCGAAGTCGGTGAAGGCGCCGAGGTCGTCATTCACCAGCATCTGCCGCGTGACGCGAATGCGCCGCGCGAAGGTCTGCAGGAACACGAGCTCCTGGCTCTCGGACATGGTGCCGGCCTGGACCTCGCCATTCTCCGACAGCGGCAGCAGCGTCGGGAAGTCGCCGACCCGCAGGTGGCGGTGTGGCTTGAAGTCCCGAAAATCGCGGCGGAGGAACAGGGTGCGGTAGGTGGGCGCCGCCGGCGCATAGGCCGTCAGCAGCATCTTGTTGGCCGCGGCCGAGAGCAGCGCGGGGAAGTCGCTGGTGGTGTGGAAGGCACGCTCGGCGAGGATGGTTGGGTTGCGCGGCACGTTGCGCTCGCCCCGGGCGCGGAGCAGCTCGCCGATCATGTCGGAGGGGCGCCAGCCGAGGAACTCAGTGTGGCGGCCGGTGGCCGGCGCCTGGTAGCCGGGCATGGTGCGGGCGGCGAGCGCCTCGGCCATGGCATCGAGGAGCTGCGACGGGTCCTCGTTGGAGGGACCGGTGTCGGGCCGCGCCGGCAGGGACGGGCGCGCGGCGCCACTGGTGAAGGCCTCCCACAGCCGGCCGCGCAGCACCTCCGGGGAGACACGGTCGCGGATGGCGGCCTCGCGCATGGTGTCGAGCATGTCGGCGGTCACCAGGCCGCGGGCGGCGGCCAGCACCGGCTCATAGCCGGCGATGCGTTCCACCGCGGCGCGCTCGGCCTCGGCGCGGATGGCCTCGAGGTCGGGCGTGGGCGGCATGGAGCGGGTCGGCTCGGGCGGCGCGGTGGGCGGGGTGCTGGCGGGTGCGGTGGTCACGGGGATCTCCTGGGGCGGGATGGTGGGCAGCGCGGGCGGCGCCGGCGCGGGATCCGGCGATGCCGGCGTCGTCTCGGGCATGGGTGGTTCCTCGGGGATGGTCAGGGCGGGTTCGATGGCGGTGGCGGGGCTGCCCTGGTCCCCCTCGCCACGGATCACGGCCAGCCCGTCGACAGGGACCGGCACGATCGAGATCTCGTAGGGCTCCCAATCCACCGCGCGGTGGATGGTCTGGCCGGTGGCGGCATCGGGCCGGGGCTCGTATCGGTGCACGCGATAGCCGACGCTGACGCTTTGCAGGGTGCCGTCGGCGACGCGCTGCCAGACGGGTTCGACGTCGTCGGCGCCGCTGAATTGGAGCGTGGCGTAGCCGCGGCCGGCCTCAAGGCGCGCGGCGGTGACGCGGCCCAGCACGTCGCGCGTCCCGGCACGTCGATGGGTGTCGAGCACCGGGGCGCGGCCGGAGCGCAGCGCATCCATGCGGACCGCTGAGGGCGCCATGTCGAGCTCTTCGAGGATCGGCCCATAGGGTGGCACGAAGTTGCGCGCCCGGGCGCCGGTGCTCCACACCACCTCGACCGTGCGCGCGGCGCGATTGACCGTGACGGGCGCGGCCAGGGCGCGGCAGGCGGTGATCGAATGCCCAGCGTCGGGCATTCGATCCGGCGCGGGGGATTCCCCGCCCGGTTCGATCGGCTCGATCATGAGATGTGCTCCTGGGGCGGCGCCGTTACGGCGCGGCGAAGCCCTGCGCGTTGACGTAGACCTGCGCACCGGTGGTGATGCAGGCGACGTTCATCGCCGTGGCCGCGGTGCCGCGCAGCGGGGTGGGAAAGGTGATCTCCACGGGCGCGGCCATCGCGGCCGGCAGCAGCTGCCGCCAGATCACGGTGGCGCCGTCCTTGATCACCACCTCCGTCGCGACCGTCGCGTGCGCGTTGCGGATGTCGATCGAGGTGACGTAGTTCCGGATGCCGGCCGCGGCCGCCGCCCGGAGCACTACGTCGGTGGTGTTGATGATCCCACCCGCGGCGGCGGCGTATTGCCAGTCCGCCTCCGGGATCGCGTAGGGCTTGGTCACCAAGGCGCCGATCAGCGTCGCCAGCAGATCGACGCCACGCGCGGTGGTGACCGCGGTCGGGTTGGCCGAGTAGCCGGTGGCGGCCAGCACGGGCAGCGCGCCGGAGGTGTTGCGCGCCTGGCCGCCCACCGGCGTCACCGCGTTCAGCACGTTCACCCCAAGCCCCTGGCCGGCGACCGACTGGCCGCGGCCCGCCGTGATCTCTGTCGTCAGCTCGGCATAGTCGGCGATGGTGACGAACTGCACCCTGATGTCCGTGCTGGAGGCCGGCGCCAGCTCCCGGCTCATCGACGCCCAGCCCGTGTTGACGAAAGCCCCCGAGAAGCTCGATCCCACCAGGTCAAAGCTGTTCGCGTTGATCACCGTGGCGGTGAAGGTCCCGTTGGCGCCCGGCACGCCCGACACATTCTCCAGCGTGACCACATCGCCGGTGACATAGCCATGGGCGGTGCGGGTGATGCGGACCAGACCGGTCCCACTGTCCGCCACGGCGGAGATGCCGCTGATGAACTGCCGGTTCCGCACCCGCACCCGAAAGCGATACAGCGCGTTGGGATCCGGGATCTGCTGGTGCCGCACATAGGAATTGGAGCGGGCCGCCGTGGTGTCCATCAGCCGGCCGTGGAACCAGCATTCATCGTTGGTCGGCTCGATCTCCAGAACGGACCAGCCGGTGGAGGCGGTGGTTGGGATGGTGCTGGCCGAGGTGGTGGCGAGGCGCGGCGCGGCCTCGTTCTGCACCTCGTAATTGGCCAGCGTGGCGCTGGCCCCGTCCAAGCGCCAGGCCGCGGCGTTTCGGCCGTTGGGTTGGGCGGTGGTGGGGTCGATACTGACAAGCTCGAGCCAAACCGACTGGCCCTGCCATCGCCGTCCCAAGGGAGCATCTCCAGCCGGACGCGGTGGCGGGAAATATGACCTTGCTCCGCGCGGCCGGTTCGGGACCCGCCAAGCTTTTCCACCTGCGCAGGATGGCGGTCAGTTGCGGCGCAATCTCCGGCAGCATGGTGGTTGTCCCCGTGCGGCTGCCGCCACAGCCAATGAGGGCGGTGGGCACCGCACCACAGAACTTGCTGGAGTTGATCGCCGCCCTGCAGGAGCGCGGTCATGATCTCCTTGCCACGCTGCGCCAGGCCGTCCAGGAGATCCTGACGCTGCCGCCTCAGGACCTCGGGCTGGTCACTGTTCTCGTCGTAGCGCCTCTGATGCGCGAGACTGACGAGCCGGTTGTTGCAGAGGACGCGAAGGCGTTCGGAATTTCAATCGGGCTGAACGAACTCGGGGTTCGCTTGGGTGTCCTGCTCAAGAATCCCGACTACGACCGGAACAACAAGGCGAAGGGCTGCCAGTACGGCCGGGTTCTTGCGCCAACGCCGCCCGACGGCCTGGAACGTGTTCCGATCGAGACTCTGCCGGTCCATTTGGAGTTTGACCGAGAGTTGGCTAGCCAGTGCGCCGGGAGTTCAGGCGTGGATGCCCGCAGGGTAGCCCTTGTTGGCGCCGGCGCCATCGGGTCGCACATCGCGATGGCGCTCGCGCGGGAGGGCAAGTTCCGTTGGACGATCATCGATGACGACCACCTGCTTCCGCACAACCTCGCGCGGCACACCCTGAACCGCGCGGAGCTTGGCATGGCAAAGGCGGAGGCGCTTGCCGAGGACGTCGCAATGGTCCTGGGCAGCCGTGACGACGCCCGCGGCCTCGTGGGCGACATCTTGTTCCCAGGTGACCAGGCAGCTGTGCTGGGGGCTGCGCTTTCGGAGGCGGACATTGTCATCGATGCCTCAGCTTCGGTCGCGGTCGCCAGAAAGCTGTCAGACGGGCTAGGTGGCGCTAGGCGGGTGTCGGTCTTTCTGAACCCGGCTGGGACCGCTTCGATCATGCTGACAGAAGATGCAGGCAGAGGCATCCGGCTGGATGCGCTGGAGGCCCAGTACTACCGCCTTATCCTTCGCGAGGGCGCGCTCCGGGAGCACCTTGCCTCCCCGGGCGATGGCCTTCGGTATACCGGGGCTTGCCGACACGTCACCAACCGTATCCCCGCCAGCAGCGTGGCCGCGCTGAGCGGCCTCGCGTCTCGAGGCCTGAGCGCCGCTCTCGGACGCGACGAGGCGTGCATCGGGATATGGAGCATGGACAACGAAGGCGCTGTGACCGTCTCAACAGCCAACCCCTGCCCTGTCCGGCGGCTCCCGACGGCGGACTGGACCATATTCTATGATGAAGGCCTGCTTGAGGACATCCGGGTTGCCCGCGGGCGCGCCCTGCCAGCCGAAACCGGCGGCGTCCTTGTTGGCATCGTGGACGTTGATCGGAAGGTCATCCTGGTTGTCGATGCTCTATCTCCACCTGCCGACAGCACTGGAAGCCGCACGGAATTCGTTCGTGGCGTGGACGGACTGACAGACCGACTTCGAGAAGTCTGCGCGATTACCCGCGACCAGGTCCGGTATGTCGGCGAATGGCACACGCATCCGCGCTTCCATGGTGCCGCGCCCAGCTGCACCGACCTCGCGCAACTCGAGTTCCTTCGCGTGCAGCTAGGGCGCGAAGGCATTCCGCCGGTGATGATGATCATGGGCGAGCAGGAGGAAGCCGTTGTGTCGGCTTTACGTTCGGACGGAGGCAAGGACCCCGACGCATGAGCAAACCAATCTCGCTGGTCCTCGATCCCTATGATCGCGGCGCCCGTCTATACCCGGCGCTCATTGCCCTGTTCCCGGCTTTGGTCGCTTTGGCAATCCTAGTGCCGCACTTCCTCGGCCGCGACCTGCTGACTGCCATGCTTTCGCTGCTGACCGGCTGCGGCCTGCTGGTGCTCGTCACCCACTTGGCCCGTGATGCCGGGAAGGCCAAAGAACCTGGCTGGTACCTCATGCAAGGCGGCAAACCGTCTGTAGCCATGCTCAGGCACCGCGATGGTCGCCTCACCAAGGAGGACAAGGCTCGTTACCATCGCTTCCTCACCGGGCGCGCATCAGAGACCCCGCTTCCTTCGCGCGAAGCTGAAGTGATGAACCCGACCGCGGCGGATGCCACGTATGCGGCCGCAGCGTCCTGGCTGCTAGCACAGACGCGGGACAAGGCTAGGTTTGATCTGTTGTTCCGTCGCAACATCGACTATGGATTTCGTCGCAATCTCACCGCACTGCGCGGCTTGGCGCTGTGGGTGGACGGAATGATTGCGTTCGGCCTCCTCGGCATGATCGCGGGAACATATTTCGCCGTGCTTCCAGCTAATGGGATGCCAGCGACCTCGAGCATGGTGGCGATCGTCATCATTGGCTTAGCGCACGCAGCATTGGTGTGGAGGGTCCTTCGCCCGGTTTGGGTCGCCGCGGCCGCCGAGGACTACGCAAGGCAGCTCCTTGCCGCCTGTGATGTTCTCGGCCCGATCGGCGGCACCGCAGCGTCCACGTCGCCGCGTGCAGGAGCGAAGAAGCGAGTTTCCAAAGAGAGGGTCGGCCGATCGTGACGGTGCGGCTTTCTGTCTTGCCCAAAGAATGCCCGCGCATTCATGCTTCTCGCCGTTTGGCAAAAGTTCCATGAGCGGCCCACCTGAGCTAAGCCGACAAGCATGAGCCTAGAACAGGGATTCGACATCGCCTTTGTGGCTTCCCACGCCCTGCGTGAGAAGCAGATCCAGCAAGTCTACCGCCCCTACGTTGCGGTCCACAAATGGTTTGCCCGCCGCCCCGGAAGCCTATTTCGGAGCTTGGTCCTGGCCGAGTTCTGCAAGGCGCCTCTCCACGACTCCTACTACCAGGCGCACGATTTCGCCGGGAAGCTGGTGGCGGACCCATTCATGGGCGGCGGGACGCCTGTGATTGAGGCCAACCGGCTCGGCTGCGACGTCATGGGATTCGATATCAACCCCATGGCCACCTGGGTTTGTCGGGAGGCCGTGGAGCACCTGGACCTCAAGGCTTACGCGGCGGCCGCCGGAGGCCTGATCGAGACCCTGCGCAGGGATATGGGCGGGCTCTACCTCACGGACTGCCCGCTCCACGGGGACAGGGATGTCCCGGTGAAGTCCTTCCTGTGGGTGAAGGTCATTGCCTGCGAAGCATGCGGGGAAAACGTGGACCTGTTCCCAGGCTATCTGCTGGCCGAGGACGTGCGACATCCCCTGAATGTGCTGGTCTGCCACGCCTGCGGTGACTTGAACGAGGTGGAGGACCGGAAGAGCCCCGGCGCGTGCAAGGGCTGCGCTGCCGAACTGCGGCTGGATGGTCCGGCAAAGCGCGGCAAGTGTGCCTGCAAGGCTTGCGGCCACGTGAACGGCTTCCCGCGCGGCGGGAAGGAGGCGCCGCGGCACCGCCTGTTCGCAATCGAGTACTACAACCCCACGCGCAAGAAGGGCCACAAGGGCCGCTTCTTCAAAAGGCCCGACGCTCGGGATCTCGCCCGCGTCCGCGACGCCGAATCCACCTGGGCCACCGAGAAGCCTCGCTTCGTTCCGGATGACGAGATCCTGCCGGGGGACGAAACGGACCGCCTGCACCGTTGGGGCTACTGGCGCTACCGCGACATGTTCTCGGCTAGGCAGTTACTCGGGCTGGAGGCGAGTGCCCGGCTCATCGCCGCCGTCGAGGACGAGCGTGTGCGGCACGCGTTGGCGACGAACTTTTCGGACCTCCTTCGCTATCAGAACATGCTCTGCCGCTATGACACGATGGCGCTCAAGTCCCTGGACATCTTCAGCGTCCATGGTTTCCCGGTTGGCCTCGTGCAGTGCGA